TTTGGGTAAGGGTTTTATTACAGTCAACATACCTATCATATGAAGATATTTTTAATGTCTACTAAGAGTAGAATGAAGATTCATATTATCGGCGCAGGACCAACCGGGATGTCTCTCGCTTGGGAGATTCTTAAATCAGGAGAAGACCATGATATAACTATTTATGACCGAAAAACTTCGGCTGGTGGTTCATGGTGGGAACCTGAGATCGATGTAAGAAATATTCACGCACATAGAGTCCTGTTTAACACCTTCCACAATACACAATCATTATTCGATGAAATGAATATAGATTGGGATGAAATGTTTGAACCAGTAAATGATCAGGGTGGTCGAAACTTTTTATTAAAGTCTTTGAATGTGAGTGACTATGTGTCTTTGATAAAACTTGTAATGAAAGTATTATTCCAACCAAGCAAGTACAAGGAAATAAGTCTTAAAGACTCTATAGGTAAATTAAGTGAAAATGGAGAAAAGTGTCTAAAAAACCTACCCCTTATAATGGATGGCGTAACGTGGAACACGATGTCTGCATATGAATTTATTCAAAACTTAAATCATGTGGCCCTAGCCAAACCATATACACAAAGAGTTTCAGGTAAAGTGATGGGTGATGCGATGGAAGAAGCACTCACAGAAGAAGGTGTAAATTTTGTCTTTGGAATGGAGATGAAAGATATCGAATACCAAGAAGATAGTTACAAACTCACATTTTCAAATGGAACTACCGTTGATGATGGACAATTGTTTCTGTGTATTGATAATAGTCCAGCCTTAAAAGTCCTTGGAGACAACTGGGGTCCGGATGCTGACAAAAAAGTTAGAGAAAGTACCTACGGAGCTATAAATGTTCTCTTAGATTACGATGAACCAATCACTTTGAAGTCAGATTTAGAAATTGCATCCGAAACGAAGTGGAATTTACAACCCAGAGTTTTATCAGACGGTAGAACTGTATCTTGTGTAATCTGTAACCTAACACGTGAAGTGCTATCAAACACACCAGAAATGTTAAAACTTGAGGTGATTGATCAGTTAGATATACCCTCCCCAAACACAACTAGAATTGGGTGGGGTGCGGATTGGAGTGAAGAAGATGGTTGGACCTTTTCACAATCTTCGGGGGTTCTCAGTCTACATGGACAACTTCCATTTTTCGGAAAATGTTCAAAAGTTGCGATGTGTGGGATGATGTCACCCAGAAATACACCTTATTCAAGTATAGAATCAGCTGTCGAAGTTTCTAGATCACTCAGTCATGAATATTTCGGAACTAGAAAACCAATTAAACCATCTACTTTGAGTCAACGTATATTACTTCTGACAATGATACTTATAGTTTTAATTTTAATATATCGTAATAGAAATCAATGAAGTTTTTAACTTCTGTGTATGAACCAATGTATGAATATAATAGTAAAAAGTATATTCGTATTAGAATTCCACCAACACTGGTGACGCGAATCAATGATACTCATATGAAAATGAATCACCTCCTCACGAATTCTAATATTGATAATCCTTTGGAAGGACATATCCTCAAAGTGAAAGTTCCATTTAGATATAGACGGGTCATGTGCGAAGTTAAGGGAAAACCCCTCCAATCCTGTGTAAAGGGGGATGAAATCAAAGTAGAAATTGAATTCAAAGGATATTGGAACGTAGGTGATTATTCAGGGTTTTCTTGGATTATCAAATCTTCGGAATATAGTTAAAGTTTCCTCCGTCTAATTTAGTATACATGACAGTTCTCACCAGAACAGGGTACCTCGCCATAGAAGGACCCCTACAGGAAATTAAAAAGGAGCTTACCGTAAGACCTATAGTCAATGGGGATTATGGATTTCCACCACCACCTTTTAAAGTTTTTAAAACGATTAAAAATGGTATCTGTGTCCCGCGCTTCTATGGCGTCGAGAAACTTGGTGAACCTAAGGAGGACCGAAGACCCCAACCCACCCGAATTACAACAAAGTTTGTCGGCACCCTTCGAGACGCAACACACCAAAATGAAGCACTTGCTGCAGCTCTTAAGGCGGGTCATGGTGTTCTCTCACTCCCGTGTGGTTTTGGGAAGACCACCGTATCCCTGGCAATAGCATGCACGTTAGGCTATAGGACAATGATTGTCGTTCATAAACAGTTCCTAGCCGATCAGTGGAGGGAGAGAATTAAACAATTTTGTCCAGGGGCCACCATTGGTGTCGTTCAACAAGATAAGAAGGAGGTTGATTGTGATTTTGTGATCGCTATGCTTCAATCACTCTCCCTAAAAGAGTATAGTTTTGGGGACTTTGAAAGCGTGGGAACCCTCATTGTAGACGAAGCCCATCATATATGTGCTAAGGTATTCAGTCAGTCCCTATTCAAGTTATGTCCCAAACACATATTTGGTCTCTCTGCCACCCCAGAGAGGAAGGATGGTCTCACCAAGGTCCTCCATTGGTTCATGGGGGCAACCTTCTTCGCCGTCGAGAGGAAAAATCAGGGACAGGTTGAAGTATTTTCAATCGTCTACGAATGTTTCAATTATAGAAACCCCCCACCCTCAATGAGGAATGGGAAAATCTCGATGCCCAACATGATCACGGAGTTGGTCGAGGATCGCCAGAGAAATATAATGCTTGTCGAACTTATTAAAAAGGCCTCAGCAGGAACAAGACAACTCCTCGTTTTGAGTGACCGGAGATTTCATTGTGAATTTCTTCACCAATGTTTTCCCAAAAGTTCGGGGCTCTACATGGGTGGTATGAAGGAGAAGGATCTCCAAGAATCCTCTAAAAAGAAAATCATCTTTGCAACATTCAGTCAAGCCCACGAAGGTTTGGACATACCAACCCTAGATACGGTCATTCTAGCTTCACCAAAATCAGACATCACACAGAGTATTGGGAGAATAATGAGAGAAACCAAGGGTAAAAAGAATGACCCCCACATATACGATATCCACGATCCATGGTCCATCTTCACAGCAATGTATTACAAACGTATGAAGGTGTATAGACAAGGTGGTTTCAAGATTCATGGAAAGGGGGTTCAGGAAAAAACAGACTTCCCTCAGGGAAAGTGTCTATTTTTATAATCTACATAATTAATAAATGTCTGGTGCATTAGTCCAGATTGTATCAAAAGGAGCACAAGACATTTATTTAACAAGTGACGAAGGTCATTCTTTTTTTCGAACAAAGTTTGCGAGATATAAGAATTTTTCACAAGCCCCAAAGTTTATAAAAGAAGTTACCGAAACTGATAATTCTATTACTATTCCTGTATACGGTGACATTATAAACGGATTGTGGTGTGAAGGAACTGGAGAAGCTAATATATCGTCAAATATTTTTTACAATTCAACGGTGGATCTTTATATTGGTGGACAAAAGGTTGACTCCCAACACTACGATTACTACAATGACATTTGGCCAAACTACCTAGCTGATACTTGGACTAAATCCCAAGAGATAAACGTAAAAGCCAACGTAGGTAATATAGCGTTTGTACCATTTCACTTCTTTTTTTGTGATGGTGGGGCATATTTACCCTTAGTTGCTTTACAGAATCATACAGTAGAAATTAAAATCAATTTCGATACAAATTATTACAATGGAACTGTGGAACAGGGTTTAACAGCAAGTCAGAAGAAAATTTCAGTATACGGTAATTATATATTTTTAGACACAGATGAGAGAGAAAGTTTTGTAAATCGTCAGATAGAAATGATGATTACACAGGTTCAAAGGGTTGAGTATCCCATTGATTTTGCTACAACTAATAATAATAGTTTAGATATCTCACAATTTAATCACCCGGTAAAGTCTCTGTTTTTTGGATTTGGAACTTTAGATGATGATAATGTTACTGATAGATTTACATTTGGAACCGCGGATATTCAAATAAATGGAACAGCTTTATTAGAGAATATGTCCCCTATGTATTTCCACACGGTTGAAAGCTATTTGAAATCTAAGTTTGCACACATAGATTACAGAGCCGAAAGTAAAACGATGTTGTACTCAAGATATTTCCCGTTTCATTTTTGTATAAATTCATCTGAATACAGTCCCACGGGGACATGTAATTTCAGTAGATTGGATAACGCTAAAATGATTATAAGAAATGCTGAAAGGGGGTCGAATAGGACAGATACACATATATTTGTATACGCATTAAATCACAATATTCTCAGAATACAAAATGGTATGGCGGGTATTTTATTCGGTAACTAATATAGAGATGCCCCGTGTTCTTATTCTCACTGATCAGATTTTTACCAGTAAACTCGACATCCCACCTAAAAAGGTTACGGAAGGTGCCCCACCACCCGTGGGTGGTATTGATATGGGTAAAATTAAAACAGAAGAAGTGTCGGCAGACAATTCAGCTGTTATTCACGCGGATACAACCGAAACAATTGTGGGTGAACCCGAAACACAACGCCTCGTTATACAGGCAGGGCAAACTACAAACCCATCTACTTCGAATGTAAGTGAAATTTCTATGGGTGGTTCCACCTCTAATACAGAAAACCAGAACATTACGATTAAAACACAGGGAACGGAACGAGTAAAAATTGATTCAGATGGTCATTCGGAATTTAAAGGTGGTGTAGTGACGAATGACGGTNANGGTGAGATGGCGTGTAAACGTTACTCAAATGTAGTAACAATCGCACCTGGTGTATCAAATAAAGAGATACAACTTGTATATTCAGACGCGGCATTTTATGGACGGGTAATTACTCAATTGAGAGAAACCACGAATGTGTCAAACATAAGCACAATGATTCTTGAATTTCAGGGAGGAACGAGTGATGGCACAGAATCATCTGTTCCTATAGCCGTGGGTATCAAAAAATTGTTTGGTGGCGTGAACGCAAATCCATGGAGTCCCATCGTCACGACAACGTCAAACACTGTGACTATCACCCCAGCAAATACGACGGGAATTGGATATTCATACGACATTTTTTCAAAAATTCATTCCTCGTTGGGTGGAAAACTTATCAAGATCAAATCCGGTGGCACAGATTTGAAATCCTTTACTTACTAAATTTACTTTGGGGGAAAACCCCTTAGTAGATTCATTACATTTATGCCCTGATGGAATCAGAAACGGCTAGCATAACTACGCCGATAATGAAAGCCATGATGACGTAATTCATTTCAGTTTCTTCACGTCCAACCTTCGAGTCTATCTGAGGCTCAGGTTCTTCGACAATTTTTTTTTGTCGGACAGGAGGATCTAAATCCTCTAGCGGACAATACGCTATCATTTATATATATCTAGAGATTAATTTCAGTTTTCTTTTTTCGTCGAACCCGCTTGGGTTTAGAAGAATCCACATTCACTTCCTTGACTTCACCACCCGTAGAGTCCCCTGAAATAGAAATAATATCTGAAATGTCGTCCGCGGCGTCAAAGTCGCGTGCATCCTGAGCAACCTGGGGTGTTGTGTTCATCGGGGGGGTTGGTGGCATCATAACACCACCCATCAAACTGGAAATATCAAGTCCAGGACCCTTCATTTCATATTGACCCGTCCCACCAACGGGGGCATCCACACCAGTTTCACCAGGAGACCGGGTGGTATTCTGAACCGCACTCATCATATTCTTAACGAGATCCGGATTTTGTTTGATTACATCATTCATGTTGGGCATCACCGACTTGAACATACTATTTGTTAGATGGAACATCATCGCGGAACCACCCAACATCATTATCAGCTTAACCTCTGGTGCAACATTTACCTTTGATCTATACTTTACGTAGAGTTCCTCAAAAACAGTATCATAGTCATCTACATTCTCCATCACAGACTCAGACCATCCCTCTAATTGAATCTCAAAGGGGTTGTACCTCTTATTAAGAAACTCAAGTCCAGTCACACATGCAACTAACATTCTCCGAGAAAAACGAATAGATTGCTCCACATCGATACTGTAGGTAATTCTCTTAACCTCAGCCCGGAGTTCTTCTATGTTTGAATATGCATTTAGGCGTTTGTTGACAGCAAATCCCTTCTTTTCTAAACGCGTAAGCTTGTTAAGGAGGTCAGACTTCTCTTCGTCAATTGAAGTATAGCCCTTGGAAGGTTGTTCTTCCTGAGAAATACCAGGACCCATTGATGGTTCATCGTCATAGAAATCCTCACCATAATCTATTTCCTCTTCCTCAGTGGGTTGTCTTGGTGCAGTCTGTTTGTTGGGGTTGACAAATGCATCCATCGTTTCTTGAGGGATAGCATTTGTAGGTCTAGCCGATGGTCTTGCTGGTCTTTGAACAGGCTGAGATCTTGGAACAGATATTTGAATCTCATCCATGAGAGCTTGTTCGTCTGCATCTAATTTCATCACCGTCGAGTTACCACGATCGATTACTATCTCTTCATCCATCTACTCTTTATGTAGAAACTAAAAAAATTACCTTTAACGCAGTTTATAAAATAATGTTGCCTGATTATAAATGTTCAAGTTCAATCGCACTGATCGAAATGCCCTAACCGCCATCGTTATTTTATTTTTTGTTATTGTCATTCTCAATATCATGAAAAAAACAAGCGCCTATCAACCTAAACCAATTGTTATTGAAATTGTCAATGATCAATCAATTTTCGATTTAGAAAATCGGATGGAATGTGTTCCTGGGTCTGGTAAAGAAGATAGTCCATACACCAAAAGTTTAACCCCAGGTGGACTATGTGGTGCCCAAAAACTTGTTGGTGAACACGCCTCCTACACGATCGTGGATGGAATTGGTGGATCTTTAATCTAAGCTTACTATAAATGGCTTTGATCACTTCCCCAACGGAAACAATTCCAGATCTTAACTATGAATATCACACAATCACGGTTGACACAGTTGGACAGACACCAAATTCTTTCACCTGTTATCTTAATCAACCTCTTCGCAATGTTGTTCAGGCTAGACTTTTAGCCGCCCGAATCAATACAGTAACCCCCGCAAATGGTAGTGAACATTGCTACGTGTCCATCAAAGAGTTAGACTCTATCTTTTCTGATCGAGCATCGAAAAATCCACCCCCACTCTCAGACGGAAGTATAGTCCGTAATTCTTTTGCTAGTTTAGTAACTACAGATGACACTGGTATCATTAGTTTTAGAGACAACTACCCAATTGCCACCCAATACATCGATCCAATTCGATCTATTGATCGCTTAACCGTAAGCATTAGAAATGAAGATGGTGTTCTCATATCACCACCCAACCCCGCCGAAAATAACTTTTTAATCCTCCGTTTTGTGTGTAGGAAACCCAATATGTAATTTTCTCCCTTTACTATAGTATACCATGTCAGCTGGAGTTGTTCAATTGATTGCCATCGGGGCTCAGGATAAATATATCATGGGCGATCCCGAAATTTCTTTCTTTAATTCAACCTTCAAAAGACATGCTAATTTTTCACAGTCTGTCGAGAAACAAACAATCCACGGAGAAGTGAAAAATAATTCAATGTCTAGTATTCAATTTGAAAAAACTGGTGATCTACTGGGTTACGTTTACCTCACCGCTGATGATACGACTCAAAGTCAAACAATTGAGGAATGGTCAACTTTAGTCGATAAAGTTGAACTTCTCATTGGTGGGTCGGTCGTCGATACCCAAGATTCCACATTTACCGAAAAAATTGCAATCGATACATTCGCCACCTGTGTATCGAAGAGTGCAATTGGTACACACCCGGGTATAAGCGCCTCGTCATATTTTTACCCTCTCCGTTTCTTTTTTTGTGAAGGTGCGAAATGTGCGTTACCCCTAGTCGCTCTAAATTACCATAACGTTGAACTCAGAATATACTGGGGTCCAAATGCGAGTGCCTATAATATAGAACTTTTTGCAAACTATTACTACCTAGACAATGAAGAGCGTGGTAACATCGCCTCCCGTAAACATGATCTCCTCATTACACAAGTTCAAAAAAATGAAGCATCGAATGCCCTTGTACAAGAAGTTACATTTAGTCACCCCGTTAAATATATCGCATGCTCAAACACGGATGATGACGGAGCTCTGACCTCCAGGTCAAATAAAGTTAAAATGAATGTTAATGGAATCGATATAGGTGATTATAAATGGTGTCAACCTCATCATGTAGATGCGTGTTCTTACTATCATACACACTCAGTAACTTCACCCGATTTTTTCTTGTATCCATTTTGTTTATCAACAAGTTCTTTACAACCAACGGGGACTCTCAACTTTAGTAGAATAAGTTCATTTAAAATTATGAGTAAAACCCTACCAATCAATGACCCAATTTATGCAGTCAACTACAATATTTTGAGAATCGAAAATGGGATGGCTGGTCTATTATATGCAAATTAAAATACAAACATATAATAATAGTAAGTATGCAAATTTTTGTCAAGACACTTACAGGTAAAACAATAACACTCGAAGTCGAGTCTGTTGACACCATAGATAATATCAAATCAAAAATACAAGACAAAGAAGGAATCCCACCTGATCAACAACGTCTTATTTTTGCGGGTAAACAATTAGAAGATGGTAGAACACTTGCCGATTACAACGTTCAGAAAGAATCTACACTTCACTTGGTACTCCGTCTCAGGGGTGGAGTTAAAAATTTACCAACGATTGAACGTTCTACCAAAGTTCGTTTAGGTAGTCAGGTTAAAACACAGGACATCAAAGACCAGGCTGAACATACAATGGTCTTAAATGCTGGAAACCAACAGTTCCTAGCACCAACATCAAATGTGGTATACATCGCACCAACCTGCTCGATAGCTAACACAAATCCACAAGGTCATACACTGACAGTTGGTTCAAATG